AACTGTAAAATATTTTTATAATTGGTATCATTATATTCTTTTCTTATATAAAATTGCCTTAAAATAGTACATTATCCCTACCTATATTACAAAAATTACATAATTTTATTATAAATAAACCATATTATAAGTTGTCATATACACTTTTATTATGAATTATATAATCCTCAAAAAGTGGTATTTTTATTATCAAACTATGATAACATGAGAGTGAAATGCACTTTTTATAATAATAAATAAAATTAGTTTAATATATATTAGGATAATTGTAAATTTTATACTATGTATTTTTAACTAAGAAATGCAATGTTTATTGATTTGAGGATTATATGAAGGTATAATATATGTTATTTAATGTTGTTATAAAATAAAATTGAATTATTTAAAATATTTATTCGTTTTAATAAAATGAATGCGCAATTTCTAAATGAACTGCTCATTAAGAAGCGTATAAGTACATATACAACATCTTTCCCACAAGTGAGTGCATACGATTTTTTAAAGATGATTATGTTAATGCGCAAGAATAGTGACATAATTAAAGAGAGCCATAAGAAGTTCTTAAAAATGATTGATAAAAAAAATATAAATGAAGAAAAGATGTTGAAAGAAATTAACAGTTATCATTATACAGATAATAAAGATGTTGAACAATTGAAAGAGGATCTTAAAAAGATGTTAAAATTAGAAAATGATGTATGTAAGATCAGAGATGAATTTAAAAATTACTCTTTTTCTGAAATCTATAATAGTAAATGTGATGAATATATGCCTTATATATTAAATTCACCTTATTAAATGGTTATTTATTTAAAATTTAAATTGAACAATATAAGATAAATTTGAATTTAATACCCTACTAATATATTTTAGAATGGAAGATCTGAACTACGTGTGTGTAGCAACAACCGGATCTGTTGATTCAGGTAAATCGACAATATCAGGTCATTTATCAGCATATAATGAGGATGTTGCAGATGTATTAGATTCAAAAGAAAAACCTCTTTTAGATCATATATCTAAACATCCTCATGAAAGAGAGAAAGGTCAAACATCTGATATAGGTTACAAAGCTGTTAATATTGATGACAAAGAGATTGTATTAATAGATTTAGCAGGTCATGAGAAATATTTAAAAACAACAACACGAGGCGTGACAGCATTTGTACCTGATTGTGGGATAGTCATGGTAGGTGGAAATCGAGGTTTTTTACCGATGACAAATGAGCATATTATGATTTTGCAGAAAATGAATATACCAATAATGATTAATTTTACTAAAGAAGACATTGCACCATTAGGTATTTATAAAAGTTTTGTAGATACTCTTAAAAACAAGAAAGAATTAAAAAAGAAAGAAGCAGTCTTTATAAATGAACCATTAAAAATTGAGATGAAAAAAGATCTAACAAGGAATAGAGAGATTCAACAAAAAATAGAATCTTACAAGAAACAGTTAGAGAAAATTAAAGATGAAGATAATAATATACAAACAATAAATCAGATTGTAAAATATCTTTCTAAGTTTGGTATTAAATGCCAAAATGAAGGGAGTACAAAGGACTATTTAACTGTTGCAATAAACAATCTTGATAAATTTTTAAAGAGTCATCCAACAATTTTAAATGTTGTAATAACTCATTTTAAAGCGTTAAGACTTTTAGAGGTTGGAGTAGACAATATATTACAAGAAGGGAATTTTGCAATTAATCAAGATAATAAGAAATTTGTGGAGAATTATATCAGAACTAATAAAATGTTAGATGAGGCTTTATTACCAAGACAATTTATTGATGCAGGATTTAGACTTGCAAGATTAACAGGAAATAATGATTTTAAATATCTTACAAACCGATTTAATTTTAATAAAATAAATAAAAAACAGTTAATAGAAAGTTTTGAGAATTCTAAACAAAAAATTAGAAAAGAAAAAAATAAATTATCACTTTATAATGAATTTATAAATTATTTTAATAGTTTATTAAAATTGTATGACAATACAGTAGATGAAGATATTCAAAAGTCTTTAAAAGAGTATTTAAATCTAAAATTTTCTGAAATAGTTATAGATGAAATGAAATATAAAACAGCTATGAAAGGTTATATTGAAGGAGATGCGACAATGGAAAAGGAGAATGTATCAAGTGATGAATCGAAAGTTATAGAGGATATAATTCAAGACTATGGTCGTAATAAAGAAGTAGAGAATTTGCCATTAGCAATTGAGAAAATTAAGGAATTTATGATTGATCCGAATAGATATCCTGTTTTAGTAACTTCATGTAGATCAGGATACTATTTAGAAACTTACAAGGTAATACTATCAAAATTAGAGAAAAGAAAGAAATATTGGAAAAATACAGATGAATCTTCTTTTTATATTGAATCTGTTATTAGCTTTAAAAATAGTAAGAGAGTATTACCTTTCAAAGGATTTATAGTTTCAGGTATTGTAAGAGGAGAATGTTTTAAATTAGGTGATGAAATATTAATTGGTCCTCATGAAGGAGTAATGGTTAAAGCCATTATTAAATCTATTCATAATAATAATAAAGAGGATGTTGATAGATTAGTGAATACAGAGAGAGGATGTTTTGGAATATCAATAGAAGATGATAATTTCAAGTCTTTTAGTTATAGGAATGCAAGAAAAGGTATGATTATAACAAAACGAGATAGAGATATATCTAATAATATTTGTTGGCAATTTACTTGTAATATAGAAATTAATTCTAATAGTAAAGTGACAATTAAAAATGGTTTTAGGCCAGTATTATATTTGGGTAATATTCGTCAAACAGTGCAATTTTTATTGCCAAAAGATAAAATAATTAAATCAGGAGAAAATACAAATAGAGTAAGAGAGAAAGATATAATTATAAGATTCACACAAAATCCAGAATATATACCTTTTGAAGAAAATAGTGAAGAAAAAACTATTTTCTTGGTTTCAGAAGGTGTGACAAAAGGTAAAGGTATAGTAACTGGTCTGTTACCTGTTAGCGAAGATCCGAATAATACTAAATTAGAGTCTCAAAGAAGATCTAAACGTAATAAAGAAATCAGTAGAAGAAAACCAAATAATAAAGGTGTAACAAATGTTTTATAATTTATTTAACAATATTTATTTGATCAATGAAAGTTTTAAATCTCATTTTACAACAATAATTTTCAATTCCAAATTTAGCATATAGCTCAATAGTTTTATTAGTTTTTTGTTCATCAGATAAATTAGTATCTTCTCTTATTTTATCAAGTTCAGTGTTGAATGGGATATCTTTATCACCAAGTAAGGTTTTGCATGTCGGACATTTAATATATAACATAATATAATAGTAATATAAAAGTTTTAAATATCAATTTTATAAAAAAATTTATAGGGTTTTTTATATATGAATAATAATGATTCTAAATTAGATGGTTCAAAAGACATAGATTTTACAAAAACTGCTATAATCAAAGAAGATGAACCCGAAATAGAAAAGGAAATAAAAGAGAAAAAACTATATGAATATAGTATTTATGACACTTTAATAAATACAAAAGATGCATATTATTCTTTTTTTGACGATGCAATAAAAGATGGGATTGATTATCCAAAATTTAATATTTTTACAAAAAATAATAGACTTTTTTATTTAGGATTTGGATTATTAATAATAGCTTTGATTTTTATGATAATAAATTCTTTAATTTTTACTGATTCGGAATCAACACCAAAGTTTATATTAAAAATAGACAGGAATTAGTTGCAATAATAAGGTGAATAACCAGTATAATCATGATCATATTGTAAAATATCACTTCTAGCTAAACTAATATCAGATGCAGTAGGATAAGGGATTGTGTCTAAAGAATATACAGGATAAGTATTATATAAATTGTCTCTTTTTGATTCTATAAATTCTTCTAATTTATACTTTTTAAAAAATGCATTTTTAACTTCTGTTATAGAATTATTACCATCAAATGTTATTCTTCTAACATGATAAAGATTATTATTATTTTTATATGTGGCTATTTGATAAAATCTAACAGGTTTTAATTTAATATTATCATTAGAAATTATGTTTCTCTGTTTTGGAACAAAAGTATATTTTACAGGTCTATCCATATAGTATAAGGAAACAATTTTATTTTACATGAAATAATCGTAAGTATGGATAGTTGATTCTTTAATATTATAAGGTTGAGGACCAATAACTATTTCTTTTGAATACCAATTTCTATTTTTTTTAATATGATCTTTATATATTTCATATATTTTTAACATATCATTAACTAAAATATCTTCTAATTCTAATATTTTCTTATCTAATTTAGTTATTAGATTAACATCAGAAGGTAATGATAAAGTTATACTATGAAGATTATTTAATGAACATTTTTTATATTTTTCTAATAATTCCCAATTAAGATAAATTTGTTTAGTATTTTTTTGAGTGTCTTTAATAACTTTATAAAAATTACCAAGACAATCTGAGAACTGTTCATATGCAGAAGGGTTATATCTATGATATTCTTGGATGCTAAATAGAAAGTTAACTATTTTTTGATTATCGATATTGTTAAAATTAATTGTAGGAATTATATATTCTTTTTTTTCTTCTTCAATTTCTTTTTCATTTTCTTCATTAAATTTAATATATTTATTAAAAAAGTTTATACTATACCAAGATACTAATATAATTAAAAAAGTTTTAATAGTAACATTAATCTTATTGATAATAAAAAAAGAAGTTGCAATTATTAATAGATAGAAAACTATTTTTTTATTGTAAAGATTATTATAATTCATAAGATTTACTATATAAGGGATATGTAAAAAAGTTATATATAAAAAAACTTGATAAAGGAATCTTGTTATATCAATATATTAGTAGTTAAAGTTATGACTGATTATAGGATGAGAATAGAAGGATTAAGAAAGAGTTTTTTAATATCAAAATTCAAGGAAGAATTAAAAGAGTATAGTGATTATAACTTCCAACTAGAAGATAAAAGAAAAAATCAACTTGAAAAAATAATAGATGTTTTAGAGACAGGGAAGAAAAATATAATAAAAGAAGTAAAGTTTAGAGATAGATCAAGTAAACATAAAATTTATACAAACAAAATAGAAGATTACTTTAGTCAACTTGATAATATAGTTTATCAAAAAAGGTGGAATAGTTTGAGAGATTTTCATAAGGAGAAAAAATTAGAGGAATGGGTAAAAGAACAATCTTTATCAAATAAAAAAAAGGAATCTTTATTAATAGATATAATGGATGCTTTTAAAGATAAAAAAATCCATACAGAGAAAAATGTAAATTACAATAAAACAACAATGAAAATAGAGAATATAAGTGGAATAGAAATATACAATAAAACTGATTCTTATAATGTTTTAAAGAAAAAGAAAGTATAATTTAGATATAATGGAGTCAATTATGAGAAAATACAGTTATCTTCATGAGCTAGAAAAAAGCAAAGAAGATTTTAAAGGAAATAAGAGTATTGCAAATTATTTAGATTTAAATTATGATAAATTAGATAAAAAAGACAAATTAAATATTCTTTCTAAAATAGTAGAAGAGAATAAATTGGACAAAGAATTGTTAAGATATATGATAAAAAATAGTGATCCAAAAAAGGATAATGTAGATATAAAAACTTTTTTAAATAAAGTAAATAAATGTCTAAAAAGGTTTCATCGTAAAGCAGGTGGATATTATTTAGAAGATGAAACTTGGGGATATTCAGAAAAAAAAAATTATAAATCAGGGAAAGTAAAATATATATTAACAAACACAATAGATGTATTAGACGGACGAGATAGAGAGATTCATGAATATTTAAAAGATTTAGTTGATTATCTAAATAAACTGTCTCAATTTAAAGTATATTACAGATTAAAAGAAGATAGTGAATATAAAATATCTTACATTGATTTAATAATAGAGTAAATTTATTTAGTAAAATGTAAAAATTGATTATTTATAGATATTTTTTTATAATTTATAAATAATATGCATCTTTTAAGATCAAGAAGAGATCCTGCAAAACCAGAAGATATTCTCATGGTTGAAATATTATCTCAATCAGATGTAGGAGTTGAAGTTAAAGTTTTAGATTATCCAGAAGAAAGAGGTTTTATAGCTCTTAAGGATATTATTAAACATAAAAAACAAAGGTCACAAATTAAAAAAGGGAGAGTATTTCCTGCGGTTGTTTTGAATAATGATGGAGTAATAACATTGTCAAAAAGAAATGTGCAAGAAAATGATAAAGAAAGTGCAGAAGAAGAATATAACACTTTGCATAATCTTAAAGTGCTAGGATATAGTATATTCATTCTCATGAAGTTGTATGATGAACATTATAAAAATCAAGATAAAAATCTAAAGGTTGAAGAAGTATTAGAAAATACGGTTTGGAGAGTGTTAGATAAGATAGTATCAGAAGAAGAAAAAGAAGAAGAATATAAATTATTAGAAAAAATAGATTATAAACTTTATAAATTTATATTAAATAATAAAAAAATTCTTTTTAATGAGTTTTTCAAAGAAGATTTTATAGATTGGTGTTATAATATATTAGAAGACCGAACAAAAAGAACTTCTATTGAAGCAGGTTATGATGTTCAATTAGAGTCATTAACATCTTTAAGAGTATTGAAGGATTTAATAAACAAATATTTCAATACTAAATTAAACAAAGATATTAAGATAATTTTTATAGCTCCCGGTCAATATCAAGTGAGTGGAATTGATTCAACAAAGAATAAGATCAAAGACAGATTAGATTCTATTCTAGATGAATTTGAGAAAGAATGTTATAAGAATTGTATTAGATTTAGGAAATCCAATTTTAAACTTATAATAGATGCAGATGTTAGATTTAATCCAGTAAATGAAAAGAGTAAGGTTAATTTTGAATAATTTAAAGTTTTTTTGTAGTAATAAGATCATAATCTAATTCAATACCACAAGATGTTTTTTTATAACCTTTTATTTTAATAGTACCTTTATGTTCTTTGTTATGGCAACTTTTACATAAAACAGCAAGATTCGCTTTTGAGTTAATAGGTATGTGAGGTTTATCTTTAACAAAACCATTTTTACAATTGGTTTGATAGTTAATATGATGGGTATCTAAAGGTATTTCATATTTGCTTTTAACTTTTTTACCACATACTTGACAACAATCCATGACAATTTTAGAGTTGTATTTAGAAACTTTGTCTGTGATAATATCAGGTTTATGACTTAATCTATCTCTAATTTGTTCAGCTCGTTTAATGAAGCTAGAATGATTAATAATATGTTTTGCTACTTTAATACCATATATATTTTCACCCGGTCCATCTTTTAATTTTCGATCAAAAATAAGTTTGCCAGTTTTTGGTTCAGTTTCAACAGTAAGATGAAAACATTTGACATTTTTTTGTGATTTAACTTCTTCAATTTCAGGTATTTTATGAAGATGAGTTGCAAACATGAATGGAGTTTTATTTTTAGCAAGTTCAACAATAGTGCTTGCTACAATAGCATTACCTGAAATAGTTTCAGTACCTCTACACACTTCATCACCAATAACTAAAGTTTTTTGACTGATCCTTTTTAAGATAGCTTCAAGTTCAACCATTTCTAAAGCAAAAGAACTCAATCCTTTGAATATATTATCATTGCCAGTGATACGTGCAAATAAAGAATTAAAAGGGGAATATTCAAAACTTTTAGCAGGTACAAACATACCAGATTGAGCCATAACAACAGATAATCCTGTAGCTTTCATCAAAGAAGATTTTCCAGCACTATTCAAACCAAAAATTAACATACCATCAATACTAGATTTAGATTTTGAACCTATATCAATATCATGTGGTACATATTCAGCCTCAGTTATTCTTTCTATTATAGGATGTCTAAGATTAGTTGTTTTAATATATCCATATGTTTTATCTACTATTTTGGGTTTTGTATAGTTGTACAATTTAGCAGTTTTAGCAGAAGATATACAAAAATCAATATATGCAAGAGTATCAGAAATATACCGAAATAGTATAGAATATTTTTCACTCATATTATTTAATTCTTTTTTATACTCGTCAAAAACAAGCTTAGTAATAGAATCTTTGAGAGTAATAGTTTCATCAGAAATTTCATCGAGATCTCTATAAACTATCTTTGTTGTACCCCCTTTAAGATCTTTATAAAAAATAATTCGTGGATCAAGATTAATTTTATCTGTTATTTTAATTAGCTTATGTTTCTCTAATTCTTTTTTTAAAGAGTCAGCCCTTTTTTTAGTTGTTTTTAAAAAATATCCTTCAGAATTATTATGTTCTAGTTTTATTTTCAAACTATCATCTTTCTTTTTAGTATCTTGTATATATGATGATAAAACAACGGTGATATTTTTCATATAATTTATATAATCATCTATTTTATTTTGAATATTATCTATTTTTTTATGATGTCCTTTTTGAAATAAAGATGTATCAATATCTGTTATTTTATACATTTCAAGTTTATTATAATCAAAAAGTCTATCACAATACTTAATAAAATCATCAAGTTGTTTATAATCCTCATCTTTAATAATATTTAATTTATCTATTTTAAGAACAGCATTAAAAAGTTCTCTTATTTTTTTATAACTTTTAATAAATTCATTAAATTCATGAGGATGAATTGTTCCAACATTAATTTTTCTAAATAATCTTTCAACATCGATGATTCCTGATATTTTTTCAGTTAATATATCAAGATAATTATTTTTAATAATATCAATATTAGAATAAGTATAATTTAATTCATCAATATCAGTAATTGGGTTACATAATCGAGCTTTTAAGAATCTTTTTCCTAATGGAGTATAACAATTATTAACAACATCATACAAAGATTTAAATTTAGAGAAGCTTGCACTAGAAATATCAGATCTAGCTATATTAAGTTGATTAATAGCATTATTACCAAGAATTAAATGTTTATGTCCATCAAAATATTCAGGTTTGTTTATTTTGTTTAGAAGATTAGAGTTGTGATTAAAAACAAATTCTAATAAAATAACTAAACTCATTGTACAATAAGGTTTTCTTTCAAGATCAAGATACTCGATAACAGTATCATATAATCCAGTTGTTTTATAAATTTTTTTAAGAAATGTTTCTTTAATAGAAGATTTGAACCATTTTTTATCTATTTTGGTTGAATAATTGTAGTTTTTATCATTGAGTTCTAAATAATTAATAATATCTTCTTTGGATTGATAGTTTAATTTATCTACTTTTAAAATAGATTTTCGATTTACAATAATTTCTTTAGGCGAAAAACTGTTTATAAATCGAACTGCTTCATCACACGCTAGATTTCTATCTGTTTTTTCAGAAACTATTTCATAAATGGTTGTTTTACCAGTTGAAACATCAATAACACTAATTCCAATACATATTAAGAAATTATTATCTTTAATTTGCGGTTCATCTTCAATATAAATAGACATAATATTATTGGATTCAGAAGTAAGATTTTCTTCAATATAAGTACCTGGAGAATACACCCCTGTTAATTCTCTTTTAGGATCAGGAGGAGGGGTAACCTGATCAAAAACAGGGACAGTATACCCATCAATAATAAGTTTTTTGATATACTTATCAAGGGCAACAGTTGGGAAACCTATTAGATAAGGATTTTTTTGTGATAGAGGTTTTTTCTTATCTCTTTTAGTAAGTGTTAAATCACATAAATCTGATATTTTAGCAAGATCAGGTCCTATATCACCTAAAGAGTAACATTCATGAAAAGATCCAACTTGCATTAAAACTAAAGTTTTTTTACCATATTGTTGTTCGTATTTATTTTGATAATATATGTATTCATCGTGAATAGTCATAATTATTAAAATTGACTCTTTTTTAAATAATTAAATAATTAATTAATTTAACAAAACAAAATCTACAAGAAGAAGAACTTCTTATGGATTAATTAAATAATTTAAATAATCTTAATTAAACAACTTATTTAGTTATTCATGATGTATTGAGTGCCATTGTTGGCAGTTCTTGCCTTAACATATACGAAGATAGTACCATATGTTTCAGCTTTGTAATCGAATGAAGTATCAAGAGCTCCACCGTTTTGGTTGCTTGGAGGAGCAGGGAGAGAAAGTTGATCTTTGTGGAGTGGCATGTTGCAGATTGGTGCATTTCCGACTAAATGAGCATCTTGAGGGTTGTAAAGTTTAGCTCCGGTTGGCATACCATTTTCGTAGCATACAACACCAGCATTGCAACCAGTGATAATTTCTTTGTCTTCAACTTTGGTGGTGTTAATGAAAACACAAGATCTAAGATAGAAAGTGTCATCTTTAACTTGAAGATCGTGTCTGAAACCAACAGGGATGTTGTTGATGGATTCAAGACCGGAAACAGTCATTGGGAGTCTTTCAAAGTTGTATGGAGCGGTGTGTCTAGCTACATTGACAACATTGTATCTCTTACCAACATGGAAGAATAGAACTTCTCTAGAGTGGATAATAGATTGACTTTTAGGAACAAGCATTTTGTTTTCAACGAACCAATGAGCTTGTTGGAGAGCTTTATCAAGATTTACAGTGATATTTTGATGATATATCTTGAGTGGAAGTCTGAGAGTGATCATAGGGATAGTAGTTACTTGAGTAACAGCCATTGGGTTAAGATGTGGGTTGTTGCTAATGATGTTGTAAAGTGGAACGGTGGAAACAGCAGTTGGTCTAAGAGAGAAAGCTGAAAGAAGTCTTCTGAGGATGGCTCCTTCATCTTTGACATATGTAAGGTCAGGTACATCATAGACGTTATTTCTGCAGTTTTCTACAGCTACAAGGAACTCAACAAGTCTATCATTATAATATTTACCTTGTCTGAGGTTCATTACAGCATCCCAAAGTCGGCACTGAAGTACGATTCTATTTCTAAGATCATTGAGTGGTGAAGACATATCACATACAGTGTCGTTAGGGTCAGTGATAAGATCATAGTAAAGTTCGTAGTTTGGTTTAGTAAGGATTGGTTTACCTTCGTGTTTGATCTTAACAATTTCTGAAAGGGAAGCAATAAGCATATGTTCTTCAAGGTATCTAATTTGTGGAAGGAAAAGAGCGGCAACAATTGGATGAACATATGAGTACACATTTTGTTTATCTTTGTCATAAACACCGTTTAAAGCTTCAGGAGCACAATCTCTGTAGGTGAGAGTTTGAAGAATGACATTGGAGTGAAGTGGTTTAGTTTCAGAATGAACTTTGAGAATATCTTGAAGAATATCAAATTCATTTTCTCTAACATGGAGTTTTTCACCTGAACTGAGAGTTGGGCCATAGCCAAGAGTTTTAGCCATGGCAGTGTTTGGAAGAGTTACTGAGGATTGGTTGTATGATTTGTCACTCATGACATGGTTTTTGAAGATTTCGAATTCATCATCAGAAAGTTCATATCTCTTTTGGTATTTTTTGGCCTTTTTAAGGAGTTGTGAGATAGTTAAGTTGTATCTGCTATATCTATCATAGATAAGTTGTCTGAATTTTTTGGCTTTCTTTTGGATATATTCAAGTCTTTCTTTGTAACCATCAAATATAGCTTCAACAAGATCATCATTGTTATTATATTTGCCTCTGAGTTGAGAAAGAACATTATAGTCGTTTTTTCCACTGGCGATCAATTTTCTGATCTCAGCATTGACATTTGAGTTTCTTGGTTTGGTGTCAGTATCATCTGTACCTCTGTGGTAGTTTTTCATATATAATATTCTTATATAAAAAAAATTTTAAAAACCAAACTATATATTTTAAAAAAAACTATATTAAAATATTTTATATTATTTTTTCTATTTTTTTAAAAGAATTTCTAACTCTTTTTTTTGTTTAGTAGTTAATGTTACTTTAGTTGATTTTTCTTTTTCAATATCATTTTTATACTGAATTTTTTCTACTTTTAATAATGATTCTATATGTTCTACTTTCATATTGTGCGGTTTAAGTAATCGAGAACACTCTTCTAAATTATTTGACTTTATAAGTTGTTTTACTATTTTGCAAATATAAATAAGATCTTTAATTCCTTTATTATGAATACATTTATTTACATTATCAATATTCTTTTTATTAATTTTTTTAATTGATGCTTTATTAAGATCTTGAGGGAATTTAACAACAGTTTTTTTTGGATTATTACCTGTATCTCTATTATTGCACATTTTAAATGAGGTATTAACGCAAGTATAAAAACCATGAATCTCTCTAGCTTTCCAATTTTGATCGCCATATATTAAATTTTCAACAATATCACCAACTGATAAACATTCAGACACTTCTTTTATAAGTTCATATTTAGTTTCTTCTTTTTTAAAGTTGTCATCAATGACTTCTGTATAATATTGATGAACCATTAAAGGCAAGTAAACATTTTGCGACTCAAAATTATTAAGACAACTATCAGGATCAGTATAGCAATAAAGAAGTTTTTCAGCAGAGTCAAATAGATTGAAATCACTATGTTTAGATAATCTAGTATTAAGATAATCTTCGTATATTTTTTTGGTTATAGTTTTATTTTTAATTTTTAGTTCCTGTAAAGTAAATAGTAGTTTTCTAATATCATTTTGAGAATCTTTAACAATAGTGTCAATTATCTCCATTGATTTGAAACTCATTTTTTCTGTGTGAGAAATTTTAGAAAGCAAGCCTTTCATTTCCCATTCTTGTGGTTTATAAAATTTTACTTCATATGCTAATTTTTTAATTTCAGATAGAAGTTTGTTATGTTGATTGTTTGAAATAATTATTATTGGACAAACTCTATTTTCATCATTTTTCTTAATAATATCTTTAATAGCATTTTTTTCTTGTGGTGAAGATATTGATTCTAATTCATCTATAACTTTAACTTCTTTTGACTTTTTATTAACTAACAAAGAAAGTACATTAAACATATTTTTACTAACCTCTTCTAAATCAGAACCATTTTTTAATCTATTCATTTTATATCCCAATTCTTTAATAATAGTAGATACAGAAGCAGTTTTTCCAACACCATGTGTTCCAGTTATTAGTATGGTACCATAATTTTCTAATAAAAGTTTTGATTGTTTTGATTTTTTTTTAGTGTTTTTTTGTGTGTCAAATCTTGATAACCATGCTCTAATTATCTGGCATTGTTTTTTATTAGATATTAACTCATCTATTTTCTGAGGTTTATATTTCTTTATAAAATCCATAAGAACTATTTAATAAAACTTGTTTAAGCCTAAAATAAACAACTTTTAATTAATAAATAAGGTTTTTAATAATATTAATCTTTAAAAATAGATTCTTCCTCTTCATTATCAGAAAAAGTATTAAGATATAATATAGTTTTTTGAATTTCTGAATCAGATTCTGAATCAGAGTTAGAAGATAAAGGACTAATAACATAGTTTTTAATATTATCATTGGTTAATAGTATTCCCTTGAGACTTGGATCATCAGGAGAATATCTTTTATTAATTTTTCTTTCTTTTCTTACAAATATATTTTCTTCTTCATCTTTAATTTTTTTTTGAGTATTAAAAGGTGTAAGACCTCTGTCTGTTAAATGAACCCTTTTGCAGTTTTTAAAACGACAATGACCATTATTTAAATCGTCAATACATATCTGATATGATGGATCACAAACTCCATGTTTACAATTATATCCACCAACACATGTTCTTTTTTCACACATTTGACAAAATCTTGTAAGGGTTAATAATTCGTTATATAAAGATCTATTTTTTATAAAATCTATATTTGATAAATCTTTTTTATTAGTAATTATATCGTACGCACGTTGCCTTAAACTATAAACTTTTTGATCTTTTAAAGTATGTGCATATGAACATTTATTACCATATCCACATTTTTTACCTGATACAGTAGTAAAACATAACATGGTTTTATTATTTTCTTCTTCAGAGCTACTTGAGTCAGTCAGAAGCATACTAAATTTATTATTTTTAAAAACTCTTTTGCCCATAAATTAAAATAATCTATATATTCTTAAATAGTAACTTTTAATTTTAGTATTTATATTTATATATTAATTTATGGATAAACAAATTAAAAAATCCTATGAAATTAAGAAAAAAAAAATAGAAGATATAATAGATCCTAAAATAAAATATAGATATATGTTTTCTAAAAAATTGTTTAGGATTACTGATAAAAATACAGATAAAGTATGTTTAGAAGGGAAATATCAAACAATAGGTATATATGATAGTAGAATAAACTTTTTTTATAGATCTGATAGTATTTTATTTATAGATAAACAAGAGTACTCTGTTTTATTAAAAAATATTGAAAGCAAGAAAAAGGATTTAGAAATTAAATTTAAAAATAAAAAAATAAATAGTTATGATCTTGAGAAATTTACATATTTATTAGATAATAAAGATTTTTACTGCACCAAAGAGTGTATAAAAGAATTAGTTTATCTTTTTAGTGAGTTTGGAGAGTTTGTTTTTGAAATACCGGAAAAGGGACATGAATCAAAAATAAGGTTAATTTTACTATTAGATATTAGAAAAATATAAAATTATTTATTTATTGACTAGTTTATTATGAATCTACTTCAAATAAATAATAAATATTATAAATACGAATCTGTATGGTTTAGATCAAAATATAGAAGGGATAAAAATAATAAAGAGTTTCCAAGACCAAAACCGAAGGATGTTCAGTGGTATAATATGTCTGATTTTTTAGAAAAATTAGAACAAGTTGAAAAATTTTGCAGATCTAAAAATAACTACGAAAAATATAATAAAAAAGATTACCATGATTGTTTAATTTGTAATGAAAAAAATGTTGGAAAAGGTTTATTTACCATGAATAGAATAAGATGGGAAGACTCTCTTTATCACTATGTAAAAGAACATAATATTGAACCTTCTAATGATTTCATAAATATGATTTTTAACTTTAAAAATTTTAATTTAATTACAAAAAATATTGGTTCTTTAAAATCAGAGTTAGTAACAACTAAAGAAAAAATGATGATTAAATTAACAAAAAATCAAATAAATATAATGGATGCCCTGATGGAACATGGAGGCATAACAAAAAAATATATAGATGAAGATAATAATAGTTTTAAATATTCAGAACATGCAGGTTTATTGGATTTTGATACGAAAGGCTTGAATAAAATATTAATTTACGGAAGCACTGAAAAAGTATCTCAATCAGATGATGAAATATATCTTCCAAGAACAAAATCGGATGCATATGATTATGAATATATTTTTCATACTCATCCCCCAACTCCTAAACCAGGTGGGAGAACAGATATGGGTATATTATATGAATTTCCAAGTATTTCAGATATTTTTCATTTTATAGAACATTATAATAATGGATACACTCAAGGATCAATAGTAATTGCACCTGAAGGTATGTATAATATAAGAAAAAAAGATTTTGATAGGAAAAAAATAGAAATAAATAGAGAATCTTTTTTTAATGATATAAAAGTAGCTTTCATAGAAATAGAAACAGAAGCTATAAATAAATATGGTGAAAAATTTACAGAGAATGATTTTTATTCGAAAATTTCTCAAGATAGAGATTTTATAAATAAATTTAATAAATACTTGAACAAGTATGGTATAAATATAGATTATTATCCTCGAATAAAAATTAAAAATAGATGGATAATTGATACAGTTTATCTACCTGTATACCCGAGTGTAGTCAAAAGAGACGAATGATTTTTTAATTATTTTTATTTTAAATTATTAATTTTTATTTTTCAATATAGTAATATAGTATAATGAATCAACAACAAATAATGATGCTTGTTGCTGGTATAGTAGTTGTATTTGTAGTTGGTGCACTTGTATATAGATATATGAATCGCACAATTCCCGTAGAAAAATCTACTAAAGGACATGAATCTGATTCCAAAAACGAGAGTAATCACGAAGCAGTTCAAGAAGATTTCTATCAAGTTTCCAATGCAAATGTGCCATCAGGTTTTGATGAATCTCCTGAAAATGTATATTTGCTTGATGATGGCAATAATAGACAAGATATTATATTGGACAATCTTTGTTCTAAATCTTGTTGTTCACCACAATACCCAACACCATTTAATTTGAGAGATGATCCCGAAGTTTGTAAAAACAAAGATAAATATGTAAAATCTAATATATTTTGCAATAATCCTTATCAGGATTCTGGATGCCTTTGCCTCACCAAAAATCAAGCAATCTCTTTAACTACAAGAGGAGGAAATGCCAGTTCTATCTGAATAGAATAATAAAAATATATAAGTTTAAAAATCGATAATATTTCTATTAGAGATATTATTAATGAGTTATTTTTTTGAAAGGAATATAGCAGAGGTTCAAAAAGACTATACTAAGTTTTTGACTGATATACTGTCACCACTATTATATGAAGGATTGAAATCTATTTATGATGATTCAAAAAATATTCATCAAGAACTAATTGAAAAATCAAAAAGGAATCCAAATGTTCAAGCTTTATCTTTTACACAAGTATTTCAAAGTAGATTAAAAGAAATTCCTGAATTGAATAGTACTATTATTGAAGGAGAAGCAAATAGAATTAAAAGTGGATCTAGATGTTATGAGTGGTTTGATGATTTAGTAAAGGCAACAATTAAATCTAAAATACTTCTTTTGACATTTGCAAATGGTAAAACAGATAGGAAAAAGTATTCATTAGATAAAAGTCATTATGAAAATATAAATGTAAATGAATTTATTCACAAATGTTATATTGAATGTTCAAAATTATTCTATAATAACCCCTATCTATTTTTGGACAATATTAAACCATCAGAGATTAAAAGTAATCAATTAATTATAATTGAAGCTATAAAAGACTGTGTTAAGAATGCAATAATGAGATCTCTTCCTATGAATCTTGTTTTGAAGGATTTTATTGAAACAGAAGTTTTTGAATTTTTAGATGATATACCTCAATCTAGATTTAATAATGTAAGAGATAATGTAGATAGGGACATTTTTGGTGGTGCTCAAAATGAATTTCAAGATATAGATGAAGATGATAATATTGATGAAATGGGGTACTCTCAATATGATAAAGAAGTAAAAGATAGATTAGAGAATTTAAAAAATAATATAGAAGATGAATCAGATAGAGATAATTCTTATACCGAAAATGGTTCAGAATCTGATTCGAATTCTGAATCAAAATCAAGTTCAAAATCAAATTCAAGTTCAAAATCTGAATCAAATAATGAAGATGAAGATGAAGATGAAGAAAATAAAGAAAAAAGAGATAACATGTCTATAGAAAGAATTAATAATGAAATAGACAAAAATATTATTAATGAACCTGTAAAATTAGGAGGATCAAATAAAGTATCTTTATTGGATATAGTAAACGAAGGAAAAGAGAAATCTATCCCTATAAATCCTCAAATACAACAACCTATAAATCCAATAAATCAAATTAATTTAATGAATCAAATTGATCAAATTGATCAACAAAATAATCAAGAAGATTTAGATAAATTAAAATTTTTTGCAAAGTATCTTGATTAAAATAAACAAATTATTTGAAGTATATTTATTGAGTTATTTGTTTGAAACTATAATTATTAATATAGTTATAATCTATATTAATAGTATGGATTTGCAACATATATTTGCCAATGCTATAGTGTTAGGAGTTTTAGCCTTTGCACTATCTTATGGATACATGTATTGGGAGGAGAAAAATAAAGCAAAAAAAAGGAAATCCAAGAAATTAAAAAGAGTGAGCATATTGATACCAGGAATAGTAGGAGCAGTTGTATGGCTAACATCTTCTTTTTATTTTGATAAAAATCCCCCAATAATAGAAGAACCACATTTAATGGAAGAACCACCTTTATTAGAAGATACTATACCACAAACAGGTGGTTTAAATATAAAAAAAAACAAATTTGCAAAATCAAAAGTAGGAAGAATTGAACTACCTGAAGATGATGTATTTTTAGATATAATTTAAGTCATTTGCCAAAAATTTTAGAATCATCTTTTGTTGCTGTGTTTTCGGAAATAAAACCACATGATTTGCATTTTATCATAAGTATATTATTTTTTATACTACGAACAGTTTCTGGATTAGCACATTTTTTGCAGAGAACATATTTTTTAATAAAGTCATAGATAAATTCTAGGACTTCATTATGAGTAAGTATAGTTTTTACCATACTTTTTTCTTTTGCATAACTACATCTTGTTCCTTTTTTAAGAGATATAAATTTTAATAGTTGTTCAGGTTTTACTTCTAAATCAGAAGCAAGTTGATCAATGTTATTAATTAAAGTTCTACTGTTTTGATTTTTTCCTTCTATTATGATAGAAGGTTTATGAAGTTTATATCTGTAAAAGGGATCATTGTTATTAGGATCAACATTAAGAGTCATAATTAGTTAATCTTTGATGTATAATTTATTTTTCAAACTTATGTAATTTTTTTTTTATAGATAATATTATGACAGGAGAAATAACTATCCAAGGACATGAATTACCAATTAAAAATTTTAAATTAAAAAGTATGGTAGATAATCCATCTATTATTATGATAGCTAAAAGAGGATCAGGGAAAAGTTGGGTAATTAGAAGTATATTAAAACATCTTAATAGAACAGGTGTACCCGGAGGGGTAATTATATCTGGTTCAGAAAAAGTAAACCCTTTTTATTCAGATTTTTTCCCGGATCTTTTTATTCATTATGAATATAGAACAGATATAATGGAAAACATTTTATACAGACAAGAATTAATTAAAAATAAAAAGAAAGAAAAACTTAAACAAAAAAAAAAGATAGATGCTAGATGTTTTCTTGTTATGGACGATGTTCTACATGATGCTAAATCTTGGGTAAAAGATAAACCAATTAGAGATGTTATGATGAATGGTAGACATTTTGATGTATCTTTTTTATTAGCTATGCAGTATGCTGTTGGTATAGGTCCTGAATTAAGATCTAATTTTGATTATGTTTTTCTTTTAGCAGAAGATTTTATTAATAATCAGAAAAAACTTTATGAGCATTATGCAGGTATGTTTCCTGATTTTAAAAGTTTCCAAGATATTTTTAAACAAATGACTTCTAATTTTGGAGCAATGGTTATTGTAAATAGAGGTGCTAGACATAGTTTTACAGAAAAAGTGTTCAAATATAAAGCTGATGTAGAAACTGATAAAATGATTGGTTGTAAACAATTTATTAAATTTCATAAACTTAATTATGATGAAGAATGGGAAAAGAGAAATACTAAAAAACTTACTATCGATGATTTCGCTAGGAAGAGAAAGAAAACAGGTGAACAAATTAAAGTTCAATTTGAAGAATAAATTAAGCTTGAGAAATAAAATAATTCTTAATTTCTTCATTTTTATCTCTATCATAGTTTGCTAAAAGTTTTACCCATGGTGAAGGTTGTGAAAACATAGTTCTGAATATTTCTGATTCTGTTTGACCATATTTGGCTTCTTCTTCAATAGTTTTAGGAATGTATCTAATTATAACTTCTTTATTTTTATCGCATTTTTTATTTACTGCTATTTGATAAACCATAAATATAACAGCTATAAATATTAATACAATTATTACCCCCTTTGGTACCATTTATAATTATAAATAAGAAAATAATTATAAAATATAGTTTTTTAGGATTAACTTATTTAAGCTGAATTTTGTGCTGATTTTTGTGCTTGTTTTTCTTTGAGTTTTTTGTAAAGTTTTTCGATTTTCTTAATATTTTTATTTACATCTTTAACTTCTTTTTCTTTTTCTTTAACAAGATTATCTGTTTGTTTTAATCTTTCAGATTCTTCCTTAGATAACTCTTTCTTTTCATTAATTTCTTCTTCTAAATCATTAAGTTGTTTTTCTTTAGAAACCATTTTTTCGGTATGTTCTTTTAATACCAAATTAGTATCTGTTTCTTCTAATTTATCTTTAGCTTCTTCAAGAAGTTGCTTTTTGAGTTTTTTCTCTTCAAGTTTCTTTTTCATTCTTGCAGCAATTTCTGCCTTCTTATCACTACGTCTATCTGTCTTGTCATAATCCCCTTCTCTAAGAAGATCCATTTTTCTTTGTTTTTCCATTTTCTTTGTTTCATTTAAATTCTTTTTGTAACCTTCTGCAAGTTTTTGCATTTCATCTTCTTGATAAGCTACATTTTGAGCTTTTTCTGGATCATTTGTAATTAATCCCCATTTGCCAACTTCACCAACAAACACATCAAAATAAGGGTCAACTTTAGTTAGTTCTTCGCATCTTGTTTCAGCTTCTTTCATTGTTTCATATACACCCCTTACTTTTACCATACTATGTTTAGCTCCTTTTACCTTTTCAGGAGTAATAAACGATAAACATACAAATCTTTGTCTTGATATAGGTTCATCTTCATCTAAATGATCTATACACACAGGATCTTTTTTATTAACAGCGTTTTGCATATGATATCTAAACTATATTAACTCTTTAAGTAAAACGCATTAGTTTATTAAACTATTAATAATTTATATTAATTGAAAAACATAAATTAAGTCAATTCAATAGTAGTATTAGTTTTTTTTATTTAGATATTTGTTCCACTCTTTTTTTAAAACATCATCAGAATTATCCATTTCAAGTTCTACAAAATTATTAATTATTGGTTCATCTTTATAATCTGTCTGATATTTGTTCCATTCTTTTTTTAAAACATCATAATAATCATCCATTTTAGAGTTTTCTAAATTAATTATTGGTTCATCTTTATAATTTGTCCAATATTTTGACCAATAATTTTTAGAAAATCCAGATAATGTGTTATTATTATTGTTGTTATTATGGTTGAAATTAGAGTTTGGATCATATGGCTTGATAATATCATTAATATCATTAATATCATTAATATCAGGTTTATATTCACTATTTGATTTCATAAAAGGGTTTATAAATTTACTTTCATCTTCTTTAATATTTTCATTCAAATAATCTTGCACACCTACAGGTTTCATTGGTTTCATTTCCATATCATTAAACACATTTGTATATTCATTATTAATATTATAGTATTTATTGTTATTAATTTTTTTTTTGAACATATTTTTTTTTATCTTCTCTTTCATTTTTTCTAATGAAGAAGATTTATTATCTTGAGTTTTTTCTTCAACTATTTTTTTAATAATTGTTTTTTTTTCTTCTTTTTCTTTTAATTGTCTATTATATTCTTCTTTAGAAACTACCATCATAATTGGTTTAAAAGCCCTTTTATTCGGAGTATAATCTCTTTTAAAAGTATATTCTGCATTACTATAGTCTATTATATCAAAACTAACATTATTAGATTTAGATTTAGGCATAGTATAATATAAAAAAAAGTTAATATTCTTTAACTCAAAATTCATTAATATTACGTAATAATCCTAAATAATAGTTTTTCTTTTTTGTGTTTTTAATATGGTATTTTTGATAATTTAAATAAGGTAGAAAACTAATTAAATCAATTTTAATAAAAATATGTCCCACAAAAAAATCGAAATTACAAATATTATAAGTTTTGTTTTTATTGTTTTGAGTAGATATTTTTTTTAAATATAAATCTATTTTTTCAGAATTTGACAAATATAAAATTTTATCTTTTTTTGTTTTTAATTTTTCTATTAATTTTTTTTCACAAGTCTTAAAATATTTATATACACAATTTCTTCCTTCAAGACTTTTATTTGAATAATATTTAAATTCTTTAAAAATAGGTTTGATATTAATATCTTTAAATTTATCTGAATTTTTTAATTCTTCTTTTAATTCTTCTTTTGTTGTATTTTTAAAATATATATTAAATTTACTAACTCTCATAACTATTTAGTGAATTTATTAAAATAAAGAAAATATCAAAATTATACACTGGGATAATATTCCCATCTACATTCTTGACAAATCTTTTTCCAAATGTTGTCTTGAGCTCTAAGTTTTGATCGACTCTTAAGAAGAGGGAAACATTTGAGAAAATCATCCCATTCTTTAATTTCACATAATTTGTGTAAAACATAAGAATAAGATAAGAAATTAACTCTGTCATCTGGTTTATGTTTCTCAAAAGGAATTTGCATTTCTTTGAATAGTTTTCTAAGTTCTTCTTCCATTTCTCTTGTAATACTTGGGGGAGGACGTTTGGTGATTTTAGATATAATATGAGGAATATTATCAAAATAATCATTAAGTTTTAATTTTCTTAACACTTTTTTCATATATGGTAAAGTCAATTTTGAGTGATCATTTACCCTATTTTTTTTTAATTCATTAATAACATCTCTGTAAACAGAATCAGGAATTTCAGTTGATTCTTTTGCTTGAAATTGAGATAACCATTCATTGTAATGTGATATTCTTTTATAAGGATAAGCAGGTTTATCAAATGATTGATCTTTTATACTTGAACGGTCTAACTCCATAATAATTTCTTCGACTTCACCACACTGTTCGCAGACAAATACCCCCTCTGCAGGGACAAGATTTTTTTCGAGTCCACAATGTGAGCATTTTTTAAGCCCATTCTTTTTAACTTTCTCTACTGAGTAATCGCTGTCTACTAGAGTGAGGAAATCCCCTAAAATGGAAGCTCTATTAAGTTCTAATTCTTTATCTTGACTATCAGAGTCATCAACACCAAGAAAACTCATAATATCTTGTGATTGACTTACTACTTTTTTCTTTTTAGGAGTTTTATTTTTTTTTTGTTTTTTTAATTGTTTTAATTTGTTTAATTTATCTAATTCATCATCTTCTTCTTGATTAATAATTTCAGTATTAGTTTCAGTGAAATCTTGTTCTGTTATATTTTCAGTTTCACCTGTATTAGTATCTTCTTCATATAAATCTACTTTATCATAGTAGTCAACCAATAAATTTTCTATTTTACAATAGTAATCAAGTTCTTGTTGATGATTACTGGTTTGTGAAATATCGTCTTTTAGTTTTTGAATATTTTTTTTTAAATAAGATCGTCTATCTATATCTTTGTTGGTATATTCTGTTTTATCTTTATTTTCAATACTGTTAAGCTCTTTTTCATATCTTTTAAGTTTACGTTTTAAATTAGGCAACTGATCATATTTTTTGTTAAATTGACCTGTAAATTTTTTATGGGTGCTATCAACAGTTTTAATACTGGTTGAAAGTTTTGTTTTTTCAGAGCGTGGCTTGAACGTTGACATTGTAATAATATCTTTTATTTTTGGATCTTTAAGTCGATTCTAAGAGCTGTAAAAAACAGTTTATTTTTATAGTATTATTATGCGTAAATATTTTTAAAGTTAACTTTTTGCAAGTAATCAAAAATATAAGAGGAAGCGAAAAAGTACTAATTAAAATAGTAAATTTATAGATTGTTATAAACAGTGTATAAAGTAAGATATCTCTATAAGAACAATATAAGTATTCAATAAAAATTCTATAGAAAAAACGTTTTTAAATTAATTTCAAATAAAGTAATTTTTTTTAGAAACTAAAGTATATAGAATATGGGAGGCGGTTTAATGCAACTCGTCGCTTACGGTGCCCAAGATGTTTACATCAGTGGTGCTCCTCAAATTACCTTCTTCAAGGTAGTATATAGAAGACATACTAACTTCTCAGTTGAAGTTATCGAACATCCACTTACTAACGCTGGTCTTAACAGAAGATCATCAGTCACCGTTCTCAGAAATGGTGATCTTGCTACTAAAATGTATCTTAAGGCAACACTTTCAACATCAGTCACAGGTGATGATGAACAAAAATGGGCTTTCGTTAGAAAACTCGGTCACGCTCTTATTAAGAACGTCGAACTCGAAATCGGTGGTTCCAAGATCGATAAACAATATGGTGTCTGGATGGACATCTGGTACGAACTTTCTCATGAAGTCGGACAAGAAGATGGTTACAACAAAATGGTTGGTAACACCTCAACCAACATAACCAAAGCGGCCGGTCTTAATGGCAGAGAAACCACAGTTGTTTACGTACCACTTCAATTCTACTTCTGCAGAAACACAGGTCTTGCCCTTCCACTCATTGCTCTTCAATACCATGAAGTCAGATTACATTTCGAATTTAACTCCGCCTCAGAGCTTGTTAGATACGAATACAACAACACCAGAGGTTTCACAACTTCTCCTGTAACTGTAACTATGTCTGATGCCTCTCTTCTTGTAGACTATGTCTTCCTTGATTCTGAGGAAAGAAGAAGATTCGCTCAAGTTGGTCATGAATACCTTATTGAACAACTTCAACACACCGGTGATGAACAAGCAAGTGATGTAAACTCCAAATACAGACTTTCATTCAACCACCCAACCAAGGAACTTGTATGGGCTGTAAGACAAGGTAAATTCATGGGAGGTAAATTCCTTGGTGAAACTCTTACCGAAGCTGCCAAAGCTCTTGTCAAAGCCAATTATGTAACAACCACAGCTGGTGATGATACTGATGTAGAGGCAGCTGATATTGGCCTTGAGAATTGGGATGAAGTTGTTGATGGCACAGGTGATGATAACCACATTGCGGCTGTCGATGATTTCGTAAATCAAGAAGGTCAACAGGTATGGTTCGCTGGTGGTCTTGGTGCCACTCCATCCAACGCTAACGATCTTGTCAACTACACTTATGTCAACTCTGCAAATGATACAGTTGACCTTATGGCAAAGATTCAATACTCAACAACTCTTATTGATGCTGATGGTAATATTACAGTAACCTCTGTATCACACTCTCTTACCCAAGCTGATATCTCTGTTCCTGTAACAGATGGAAGTGTAACTGATGGAAGATTAACAAACGGAACTGT